ATGCTGGTCTTAGCACCTGGCATACCCATATACTTTGGGTCAGCATTACCTATTGCTCTGAATCTAATATCAACTACACCTGATGGTGTTATGTAGGGTATTGCTAGTCTGCCTGTGTATTGTTCATGACCTGGAAGAGCGTCCTTTACCACTCCAAGATGAAAGCGTTGCGCCTCGTCGACCGAGAGATTGCGTGTTGCTAGATACTCTGCTGCTAGATGAATCTGACTTGCGTACTGGTGCGTCGCCTGTAAGAGAAATTGTCTGTGCGAACTTGACAGCCTCACTGTAGTTACCTCCTTCTCTATGCATAATTAAATCGTATACATCTCCACCAACACCACACCCGTGGCATTTGAATCTGTTTTCTTCAAAGTTAATACCTGCTGATGCATGACTGTCCGCATGAAATGGACACTTAATTTTGCGCCAGCCGTGTCCCTCAGCAGGCACGGCTGCGCCTACATATCTTAAGTAGTCCGCGATACTATGTTTCACCCATTGCCTTTCTGATTAGGGAAAGCCAAATGCTGGCTGGCATTGTGCAATACCACTCGCCAACATCTGACTTACCTTTCCGCTTGTGCAAAACTGTCCCAGTCCACGCGTTATCATTTTTGATTTCTACTTCTAACTCTTTGACCCAAGCGCTCAAGTCCATGCGGACGTGGTCTTTAACCTCGATGGTCACTCCATTCACACCGCTTATATCACCTTTGTCTAGTTGCGCTCCTGCGATTCTGCGGTCTGCATATGGAAAGCCGTTGGCCTTCAACCATTTAACAGCATCTGCTTCTGCTTTGCTGCCTTTACGCTTGGCTGCTGTGCTCATTCTTCTGGTTGGTCCCTAACTTCTGTTAGTTCCCATCTACCTGTTTCTCCTTTTTTTGCACGCTCTTCGGCTATCTTTAATGATGATGCACGAATAACTTTTACTTTATATTGTGAGTATGTAACTCTATACTTTGGCATTACACTACCTCCTCTTGTTGGTATCTAACTGTTACATCTTCTAAGTACATAGACTCAGGATTAAATGACAGAGTAACATAGTTGCTACCTGTCTGGTCAGCCCGTCCGTATCTGTTTTTAACTGGGGCTACACATAGATATGTTTCGTCTCCCTGTTTCATCTGTCCGATTGTAAGTACCATTGCTGGTATCTGATTGACCATGCCTTGCACTGCGCTACGCGGCTGACAAGGATAGCCATCAAAGCCTTCTTTAGTATGGTGTAGTACCAACACTGCTGCGTTGGTATCTCTGGCTAGGTACTTAAGTTCTTTCATAACGGCACGCATTGCACCGAACTCATCGTACCCATCCATTGCTACATCCATTAGGTTGTCTACCACAATCAAGGTAGGACTCTTACCCCATACAGTTTCAAAGGCTGAGACTTCATCATCTAAGTCTTTGAGTGTGGGGCTAGATTCAAATGACCAGAACAAATGATTGTTGAGTTGCAGTATTTCATGTGACTTGTCTGGGTTATTTTTTAGCAAACTTTCTGCTGCTGTCTGTGTCATCTTGCCAGTCATGGCAATCAAACGCATAGCCATTGTGTGTGCATTGGTATCTGCTGAAAAGTAAAGTGTCGGATGTTTTGTTTTTGCAGCAATAGACAATGCAACTGATGACTTGCCTGCACCTGGAGTGCCAGCGATTACAGTTACTTCTGCACGACGCAGAATAATACCAGCCCTTTCAAATGCAGCAAAGGCAGGTGGCAATGGTTCGCCACCCACCTCTGCTTTATTTATAGAGCGTCTAAGTGTTTTCACTTAATCTGTTCTGGAACAAATGTGTTCCACTCTGGTGACTGAACTGTGACATATTGATTCTTGCACTTATCAAAGGCACCTTTAGGTGCTGGACAGAACCAACCTTTGTAAGGCTTTCCGTCTTTACCCATGCCCTGAATTGCAGTCATCTTTCCGTGTGGACAATTGCGTCCACCAATGATTTGAGTTGGTGCTGGTTGTGTGTAATCTTGGGCAGGAACTGGCGTTCCTGTTTCAATAATGTTGCCACCAAATGCTTGAGCAACTGATGTAACTGATGGGGCTGGAGTACCGCGTACTGCTGACTCCAGTTCTTGTGCTGCTGATGCAATGGCATGCACTGATAATGCAATGACATTGTCTAGTTCGTCTCCGCTTTCTGCGCGGACTGTTACTAAACTACCTGCTGGTGTTTTAACTGTGATACTGATTGGTGCTTCTGTGCTAGGCACTATCTTCTCCTTGCTCAAATGGAGTGGCTAGACCCTTCTGGTCACGCCACTGTCTTACTTTCATTGCAAACTGTACACCTTTCCATCCTTCTTTGATGTCAACCCATACTAGTTTGCATGTTCCTGTCCCTGCTGGGGCATGAATTATAATTGCTTTCTCTTTGTTGATGTCGCCCCATGTGCCACGGCTTGCCGTGTCCACCATATACGGCAAGCCGTTGGCATAGATAGCCAACTGCATTGATATATTATTTGGATGGTCGATGCGACCTGTCTTAAGGTCAGCAATGAATCGCTCACCCTTGTACTCAACAACTCTATCTGGTGTGCCAGCAATCTTAAACTTATCAAGAACTGTAAACTGTTCAATGAATAGGTTAGTTAATATACTGGTTGCCTGTTCGTAGGCTTTGATGTCTGGCATCCATTGTTCTGGTACTGGACCTAAGTCTAAACCTAAATCTAGTTTTTCTGTTAGTGCATGGATGGCTGTTCCTATTGTTGCTGCTTTACTAGCACCTGCTGCATCCATTGCTTCTTCGATGTATGCATTAACTAACTTATTGTCTTCCGCTGCTACGCCTATGGCTAATAGTAAGTCTGGTCTGCTTGTTAAACCTATTGCTGCCATTCTCATTTTCCATGCCGTTAATGCTGATGCATCATCAAGACTATTAGCGATTGTAGTAGCGCGAGTATAAGCAATTGCTTTACCACCTTTTGGTGGTACAACCATTGGTCTACCGTATCTATCTCTTGCTATTTCTGTTGGCATTTGTCTCCTTGTTTAGTGTCCCGTGTTCGCAGATGGCGGGACCACCCATCCCCAAGTCTAACACATAGTAGAAATGAATAAACTCCTATGTATTAGATAGCGCTGCTGATGTTGGTTACTCGCGTTCGATATCTTGCACTCGTACATCTGGGTCGTGCAACTCTAAGTCGTAGCCGCTGACTTCGATGTTGTCCGTAATAATATCTTCAACTTCCTCAGGGGAGGTAGCATTGATACCAGTAACAGTAACTGTAATTTCTACAGTTGCTGACCAAGTTGCAGTGAGTACATCTGAACCGATTGCTTCAAGCAATTGGTTAACGTCGTCACGATTAACTGTTGCTTCATCTGAACCATCATCAAATGCTTCTGAAAAGAAATCATACACTGTGCTACGGTTAGATACAATCTTTCTATAGGCTTCTTGTGCTTCTAGTTTGACTGACTCAAGTCGTAACTTTAATGTAGCCTCACTCTTGATTAGTTCTTTGAGTGATTCTTCTGTGAAGTTGTAGGTTACTGCGTCTACTGTGATTGGATTTAGGTACACGATTCTCCTTAGATTGTTAGTAGTTCTAGTGCTCGAAGTTTGATGCCATCATTGCGCCCTGCAAGGGTAGCAATACTAGCATCTTTCTGAGAGTAATGGTCAGCATATTCTACAACTGCTTGCCATAAACCAAACTCTGTGTTGCGAATGTTTTCTTGCGTTGGACTATCTGAGTAGATAGTAAATGCCTTCTGTCGTGCATTGAGAGCACGGGACTTAGCGTTCTTCTCACCTTTGCTGAGTAAGTGTAGCGGTGCGTTCTCTATCTTGGTTGGTAATGCCCATACCTGTTTGAAGTACGCAGTTGCTTTGTTGATGTCTGCTTCACGCTGCATTAGATGGTTAGCAAGATTGCTATACTCATCAATGCTGGTGTAGGTTAGGTCAAGAATGTTTCGCATATCAGATACTGATAGCACTGCGTTTTGTGTATGACGCAGCGTATATGTATGTGCTTTGTTCTTGGCTTTAAAGATACGATTGATTTGGTTGGCACAAAACAATCGCTCAATGATAGGACGAACTACTACTGATGATGAACCATCATGACTGGTCTTGGCTAACAAAAACGCAGCGTGTGGGTCGCCTTGGATTTCCATTTCTTTTGGTAATGACATAAGCATCCATACTTTTGCTCCGTCATCGTACTCACCTGCTGCTGCATAGCGAGCCTCGCCTGAATCAATCAGTCCATCTAGTGAGCCAAAGACTTCAGAGTTCTGAAAGACTTTGTACTTGCTACCCACTACACCAATGACTGACTCTTTGCCGTCATGTTTCTTTACTACTGCTTGCTTCTTGGGTACATGCATGAACTGTTCTGTGTGCATGTCTGACAGGCTGACTGTCCAGTCAAGTCCTGCTTGCTGTGCTACTTGTGCTGCGCTTGTTGCCTCAACTGCTACGCCTGCTTTAAGCCAGGCTGAGCGGTTCTTTACTACATCTGCTGTAGTCATGTGTTCCTTTCTTTACCATGAAGCCTGATACTCGAAGGCCCATCCCTCAGGTACATCTTCAATGAGTTTACTTACTATCTTCACGGTGTTTTCAAGACCATGAAAATACCATTCGTCATACTCTGTGCTACCAAAGAAAAATCCAGAGCCTGTTGGTAGTAGTGTATCTGCTTTACTGTGGTCTGCCAATACTTCTTCGCATGTAATCTTTAAGTCAATCAAAGAACTACGTGGTACGTAGATTGGCTGGCAGTTATCTTCTCCGTCTGCTAGTTCTTGAATGAACCAGTTATGGATAGCATTAACCTTGCGCCAGTATCCAACTTGAATAGATACAGATGCGTAGGCTAAATCATCTGGGTTGTAAGCCCAATCGTTAGCACCCATAAGAGATGTCAGGATTTTGTAATCAGCGTTAGGCTTCTTGTTTAAACTTCCATCTTGACTAGATGTCCAGTCAATAGATGATATACCCTTACGTGCATATAGATACATATCCAATCCCATGATTAGATACCCATACCTTCCTTAACCTTTGGGTGTAGTTCGTATGTCATAGCAACAAACGCACCTGCAGGCCAGCCTGAATTGAATACACGATTAAGTAACTGGGCTAGTGAATAGTTTGGATTATTTTCTAGCGCCTGTGATAGCACATCCTTGGCTGATGTATCCTCAATTGAATACAAGTTAGCAGCCAATACACTAGCAACTGGTGCAATGAACTCACCTGGAACTACATTCATGAAGCATGCAAGATATGTATTAACTGCTGCAATTGGACGCTCAGATGGTAGACCTAACATAAAGTCACGCAACTGAATATCTCTTAACATACCTGCTGTTATCTCTGCAATGTGGTCGAAGTCTGGCGCTTCACCTGAATCAATTTGTGTATAGATTGCATCTGTTAAACGCTTGCGCTGTGCTAGTAGTGGTGCTTCTTTACCGTTCTCATCTGTGAGAATAGTTAGATAGTTTTGTACTTCTTCTACTGTTAATGTCATTTCTTTCTCCTTAGTTAGTACCAGCCATTGCTTCGCCAATGTGACCAAGCGACTGATGGTTTTTCGTAACGGTGCTGGATATAGGCCAGCCCCCGCTCAATCTGAAGCGGGGCTGGCGTTGATGGGTCAAGGTTAAGCAGTTGTGGAATACCAAATGCAGAACTGTTTGGGTTATCTGCTGCTGGATTCCATGCTGATTCTTTTCCCCATAGTTTCATGAGTGCTCGATGTTCCGATAGATTCCAATCGGGATAGGCCATTCGCATGAACTGTTTTGCATATAATTTCAGAGCGCGTGGAGTCCAATGGAACTCGCTCATCTCTGTAGGTTTGGGTTCGGTGTGTGGCTTTGCTTGTGCTACTGGCGTGTGCCCTGGCAGCATTGACCAGAACACTAGATACCATGCTGTAAGCAAGGCGAATAGTTTCTTCATCTAACAACCCATCTGTAGAGGATATAGAAAACTGTAATGAGGAAGACCCAGGACTGTAGTGGTGTGAGAGGGAGGAATGTAATGTCATTCATCACTGTCCTCTGAATTACAGATGTCGCATAGTGTTCCGCATTGACTGCAGCAAGCATCTTCATTCATCTCCCCACATCCTGTCTGGTTCTTGGTAACCATCGTCCTCTTCTTCTATGTCTTTGTCTAGTGCTATGTCATCTTCAAGTGGTGGTTCGTATGACATTACTGCTCCTTAACTAATAGTCGTTCATCTACTAATGCAAATGTACTTCTAGTTTCTACTCCACGATTAGTGCAGTAGGCTTGGTATAGTTCTGTGTATTCTTCATGGTACTTGCGACCCAAGAATCGTTTTGCATAATCAGATGCTGCAGTTTTAATTGCTGATATTTCTTTGGCTGTTAGTGTCATTCTTCTCCTCCTTCCACATAGATTCTGCCTGTTGCCATCATCTCTTCGAGGATGGCGTTGGCTTTTTTGATTGATGCTATGGCTGTATCAATGGACTCATTCAAGTCCGCTATTTCATTTACTGTGTACGACATAGTTTGTTTCTCCTAACTTTGCCCATGCACATGGGCTGCAGTAGTTTCGTGGGCTGGTTCTATTTACATCTACTAAAATATCCATGCCACATGAGTGGCAGTTATGGATTGCATATTTTACTTGGTTGTCCATAGGTCTTCCTTTGCTACATCTGGGTCTATGTAGTAGTAGTTACTACGCGCCTGCTTTTCCGTTCTTAAAGCACGGCGCAGATTTGTATTCTCTCTCATCAATAACATATTCTGTCTGATTGCTAGTGTAATAACTACAATACTTGTAGTCAACGCTATCAGTATTGCTAACATGGTCATGGAATCTAATAACATTTTGTTACCTTTCTGGATAGATAATGAACTCGCTACTGTCCGTTGATGTTACTGGCCCTGCGATAAAAAGAAAAGGCAGGTGAGAGCCTAAGCCCCC